CTATTGGGACACAAGGTTTGGCCGATGTGTTTTACATTATGGATTACATATTTACTTCAGAAGAAGCTAAAAAACTTAATAAAGAAATATTTGAAACAATTTATTATGGGGCAGTTTATGAAAGTAATCAATTATGTATGAACAAAACATATAAACCGTATAACTTTTTTAATGGATCACCAATGTCACAAGGAGTGTTTCAATTTGATATGTGGGGGTTAGATAATAATAACTTATCAGGTTTATGGGATTGGAATGAACTTAAAAAGAATGTTAGTGAATATGGTGTTTGTAATTCATTATTTACCGCACAGATGCCTGTGGCGTCATCGGCTAAAATTACAGGTTCATATGAAATGACAGAACCTGCACATTCTGCGATATTCAATAGAAGAGTTGTTGGTGGTGAAATTATGATAGTTAATAAGTACTTAATTAATGATTTTGAAAAATTAGGTATATGGTCTGAAAATTTGAAAAATGAAATCATACTTAATGAAGGATCCATTCAAAACATTAATTTTAATAATCATTTGGATATTGAAGATAAAAATTACACCAAAAAAGTTAAACGAATTGAACATTTGATTCAAAAATATAAAACAATTTGGGAAATTTCACAAAGAGAACTAATTGATATGGCAGCAGATAGGGCACCATTTATCGACCAATCTCAATCAATGAATATCTATATGTCTAATCCAACATTATCTAAAATCACATCATCACATTTCCATTCTTGGGAAAAAGGTTTAAAGACTTTATGTTATTATGTTAGAACAAAGGCAATATCAACAGGAGCAAAACATTTAGCGGTTGACATTTCAAAAATAGAAAAACCAAACAAAGTTGAAAAACCAACTGTTGATGTTATACCAAAAAAACCAGAAGATAGTCCTTTTGAATGTTTTGGATGTTCATCATAAAAAATTAACCCTTCTTTAATGGAGGGTTTTTTATTTATATAAAATTACCAACCCTTATATTTATTGGATATGGCAGATGGAACTACTTATGGAATAAATTTCCCTTTTAGACAAAGTCAAAAAGGTACTTATTTAAATTTAACTGAACAATCGGGAGATGAAATAAGAGCAAATTTAATTCATCTATTATTAACGAGAAAGGGTTATAGGTATTATTTACCTGATTTTGGTACAAGATTATATGAATATATTTTTGAACCACTTGATGGGCAGACCTTTGATACAATAAAATCGGAAATAGAAGATTCGGTTAGTAAATACATACCAAACTTAACCATTGAAAATATCACTATAGAACCATATATAAATGCTGATCTTCCGATTGGTGAGTTATCATCGGATCAGTTTGATATACCGGTATATAGGGTTCCCGGTGCTAACACAGAGGAGTACACGGCTAAAGTTAAGATAGAATATACAGATAATAATAGTGCTTTTGGTTCTAGAGAATTTGTTATTATAAATTTATAAGATTATGGCGAATAAAAAAATATCATACACAGAAAGAGATTTTGAAGGTATAAGAAGAGACCTCATTAACTTCACTCAGCAATATTATCCTGAACTTATACAGAATTTTAATGATGCTTCTGTATTTTCGGTGTTGATGGATTTAAACGCTGCAGTTGCGGATAATTTACATTATCATATAGATAGAAGTGTTCAAGAAACAGTTTTACAATATGCACAACAAAGATCATCAATTTTTAACATTGCAAGGACATACGGATTAAAAGTACCTGGATATAGACCATCAGTTGCGGTTGTAGACATATCAATTAAAGTAGAACCATTTGGTGATAAAGAAGATACTAGATATTTAGGAGTTTTAAGGGCGGGATCACAATTTAATGGTGGAGGAACTACATTTGAAACTGTTTATGATATCGATTTCTCAAGTCAATTTAACAGGGAAGGGTTTATTAATAGAACAAAAAAACCGGTCTTCAATCAAGACAATCGATTAGATTATTATTTAATAACCAAAAGAGAAATAGTTGTAAACGGAACAACAAAAGTATTTAAAAGAGTAATAAATTCTTCCGATGTTAGTCCATTCTTCAGTTTCTTTTTACCTGAAAAAAATGTGCTAGGTGTAACATCAATAATACAAAAAGACGGCACAACGTACACCAATATCCCTTCATATAGTGATTTTAATTCTTCAAATGGTAGGTGGTATGAAGTAGACTCGTTGGTCGAAGATACTGTTTTTATTGAAGACCCAACAAAACCTGTAGACTCAACAGGTGTAAAAGTTGGTAAATATATTAAAACAGATAATAGATTTATTACTGAATATACCCCTGAAGGGTTTTTAAAAGTTCAATTTGGTGCTGCTACAACAACACCTGATGACCAGTTAAAGAGTTTTACAAGGACGGGTGTTCCTTTAAATTTAGCAAATTATCAAAATAATATCGGTTTAGGTAAAACGGTACAACCAAACACAACAATTTTTGTACAATATAGGATTGGTGGAGGTTTGGCTTCAAATATTGGTGTTGGTGCAATAACACAAGTAGGGACAGTTGATTTTGTTGTTAATGGGCCATCAGAATTATTAAATAGAAACGTTGTCCAATCATTAGAAATAACAAACGTTACTGCTGCAATTGGGGGTGCTAATCAACCAACAATAGAGGAAGTGAGAAATATGGTTACTTTTAATTTTGCATCACAAAAAAGAGCGGTAACTATAAATGATTATAAATCTTTAATTGATACGATGCCTGGTAATTTTGGTGCACCTGCAAAAGTATCTATTAGTGAAGTTGATAATAAAATATCAATTAAAATTTTATCATATGACGAAACTGGGGTTTTAACACAAACAGTATCAAATAATTTAAAAACTAATTTAGCGACTTATCTTTCTAAATATAGAATGATTAATGATTACATATCTATTGAAGTTGCAAAAGTTATTGATTTAGAGTTTGAAGTTTTTGTTGTAATTGATAATCCCGGAAGTCAATCGGAAGTTATTACACAAATAATTAATAATATTAGTAATTATATGGCACCACAATCAAGAGAACTTGGTCAAAATGTGAATATTTCTGAAATAAAAAGAAATATACAAGATATAGGTGGAGTTAATACAATATCTGAAATTAGGGTTTATAATAAAATAGGTGGAAGATATTCATCATCTGAAACATCTCAAAGATACATTGACCCAGTAACGAAACAAATTGAATTAATTGAGGAGACTATTTATGCTGAACCTGATCAAATTTACCAAGTAAGGTTTTCAAATAAAGACATTAAAGTAAGGGTTAAAAATCTTTCAACAGTAGACTTCGGTTAAGATTATTTATTTTGGTTTATTTAATCGTATCTTAAAAATACGTAAAATAACTATTTATCACTAAAGAACAATATGTCTAAAAGCTACAGATTTAGAACCAAATTAAACCAAGATAGGGAAGTAAGACTTAACATAGAACAAGATTTTGATATGATTGAAGTCTTGTCTCTTAAACTAAAACAATCCGACGTTTATACTAGATTTTGTGCAGACTATGGTGTGGTTGCAGGTAGAGTAATTGCTAATGGTGGTTATGGAGTACCAAATGTAAACATATCCATATTTGTACCATTAAGTAGACAGGACGAAAACGACCCTATTATTTCCACTTTATATCCTTATAAAAGTGTTGACGACAAGAATGAAGATGGTTATAGGTATAATCTTTTACCTTATAAATCAGAATATGGTGGCCACACACCTACTGGTACCTTTCCTGATATTGAAGACGTATTAAAAAGACAAGAAGTATTAGAGATATACGAAAAGTATTATAAATATACCGTTAAAACAAATGAAAGTGGTGATTTTATGATAGTTGGAGTTCCTTTAGGGATGCAAACAATTGTTATGGATATGGACTTATCGAATATCGGTTGTTTTTCACTTAGACCTTCAGATTTAGTCAGAATGGGGATGGGGGTTGAATCACAATTTGAAGGGTCACAATTCAAATCGTCCGATAATATAGAATCATTACCGCAAATTATAAACTCAAGAAAGGATATTGAGGTTTCATCTTTTTGGGGTGAAACAGATATTTGTAATGTTGGAATTACAAGAACTGATTTTGATTTAAGATCATTAGGTATTAATATTGAACCGCAAGCCGTTTTTATGGGTTCTATGTTTTCAACAACAGAAGAAGACTCTTTAGGGACTAATTGTAAACCAAAATCTGATAGTGGTAATTTATGTGATTTAGTAAGTGCTCCTGGTAAAATATTAGCAATTAGACAAACCATTTATACTGATAGTAAAGGTTTACCGATCCTTGAACAATATAAATTACCTGAAGGTGGTAATGTTATTGATGACGAAGGTACTTGGTTGATTGAAGTGCCGATGAATTTAGATTACGTATCAACAAATGAATTCGGAGAACAGGTTATATCAAACGATCCAAGCGTTGGGATACCCACAAAAGGAAAATATAGGTTTAAAATACAATATCAAAACGAAGGTGGTGCGGCATCACAAATAATACGAGCCGATTATTTAGTACCGAATATTAAAGAATATGGGTGGAGAAACTTACTAGGTAATGCCGAAAACGGACCAACAAATGTTGATTTACAAAGGAAGTCATATGCGTTTAGTACTGATTGGGAAGATTACGGACAAATAGACCCGGTAACTAGCGGTTTTACAACTTTAGGACAACAAATGGTTACCGAAGCAATTAATTGTGATGACAGATTTTTTGAGTTCAATTTCAATAGGGTGTATACCGTTAGTAGTTTTATAGATAGATGGAAGTGGGGATATAATCGAGCAAGACATTTAGGTATAAAAGAAATCACTGATAGAAATTGTACAACAACAACTAATAGGATGCCCGTTAACGACGGAGTAAGAAATTTTGATTTAATATTTTTCTTATTTCAAATACTTATGGTTTTATTTGCGGTTGTATTTGTAATAGTTATAGTGATTTATCATTATATTATATTCATATATCAAAAAATTGTAGATCTAATAAATTCTTTTGTAAAGGGGGTAAATAGGGTTATAGATACTGTATGTGGAGTTATTAATTGGATTAATGATAAATTTAATAAACCAAAAAAATCATGCGGAATTAATAAACTTAATGAAATTGAAGCTAGATCATTTAATAGGTTATCATTACCTATGCAATCATATCCTG